GCGGGACAACCTCCTGTGGATGAGGACGCGGGCCAGCCCCCTGTGGATGAAGATGCGGGTCTTCCGCCCGAGGAAGGCGAGTGCAACAAGGGTCCCGACAAGTGCCGTGCTCAGCACGGGTGTTGCGTCTCTAGTTGCGCTCGCGAGTGCAACAAGGGAGGTAAGAAGCACACGACCCTGACTTGCCCGAAGTATCAAGGATGCTTCAAGGAGTGCAAGGCAGTGTGCGACAAGACGTTCCTCGAGTGTAAGAATCCCCGCAAGGGTCCGTGCCACAAAAAGTGAACGTTAGCGACAGAACGTAACGAGATTCGGGGCCTTCGGGCCCCGAGTCATTTCAGGATGTAAGTCAGCGGCCAGACAGCCACCCTTGGAAGGCGGAAGCCGGCGGTTCGAATCCGCCCATCCTGACACGAAGAATGTAGTATAATTGCTGTTATGAAAGCAATCTACGTTCTGGAAAACAAGAAAAACGGTAAAGTTTACGTCGGCCAGTCTAAGCACCCTGACGTCAGAAAATATTAACATTTTCACTTTTCACCCAAGGTATCTCATCATCCTCTTTATCGATCTATGATCAAACACGGGTTTGAAGTTTTTGAATTTCGTATTCTTGAATGGATCGAAGATGAAAGAGTCTCTGAACCAGAAATGTACTGGGTATCGTATTACGATTCCTTTAACCCTGAGAAGGGTTATAACCTGACTCTTGGAGGAGAATATCGAGCGGATGTGCAAATCAGAAGAGACCAAGAAGAAAGTCCTCTTGATCTTGTAATCAGACGACTTCGAATTTATGTTCGAAACCCTCCTCATATAATGAGGCATGCCTAGAGGATACAAAGCAATTTGGATCGAGAAAGTGTGTCCGGTTTGTAGCAGTCCGTTTCGGACACCAATCGGTCATCGAGAAAGAAAAGCATGTTCTGTCGGATGTGCCAATACACATTTTCGATCCTACAAAAGCGATTCGAATCTGTTGGTTGAATCATGAAAAAGTGCATCGTTTGTGGTGAAATGAGAATCGTCGAGGCCCATCATTACAATGGGGTTCATAAAGATAATCGCCCTGAAAACTTTGCGCCGCTCTGTCTAACGCATCACCAATATTGGCATTCAGCTTATCGATACTTGATTCAAGAACAGGTAGATGAGTATGTCAAAAAATTTTCTTCTCGTAGTTCAGCAGATAGAACGCAGCGCTTCGAACGCTGATGTCGCGGGTGCAATTCCTGCCGGGAAGACCAAATCACAAAAACGGGATACTTATGTCCATGACCAAGAAGGATCTCATCAAGTCGTTTATCAGGGAATCCCTGCTAAAGGAAGGCATACCCGTTACCAGCACGTCTCATCTCAAACCCGGGATGAAGATTCGACATACAGGTGGTTTCGATCCCGAGATGCCGGCTGTCGCTAAAGTTCTTACTGTTGCGGGTGACAGCGTTACGTTAGGTGATTCCCGCGGGCGCACTCTTGTCCTTACGGGAGAACAACTTCGTCAAGGTGGATGGGTGACAGAAATGAAGCTCGGAGTGACTGGTCGACATTCTTTTGACGTCTCGGCAGGAGCCGATGACGAACTTGAACCTAGCATGGGACCCATGTTGGGTGGAGACTACGAGGAAGATCTTTCCTGTCCCGAATGCGGCGCACCTCCAGGTATGTGCGATCCGATGTGCCCCGAAGGTGGCATGGGAGAGGATCCTCGAGATCCCGATCGTAAGCACGACGATTATTGATCATGCGCAATCTCATCTTTGTCCTCCTCGTGGGCTGCCCCCATGGGATCGAGGATCCGTTGCCTCCGGCAGAGGCTCAGAATATTCAAGCTCCCGCTCCCCGTTATTCCTCCGATGAGTAATCAAAAGATACGGACCAGGGAGCCTGTGGGCGCCGCCGACAGACGCTTACCTTCGATCTGCCGGACGGTGGATATCGCGTCACGGTATCGTTGCCTGTCGAGTGCGATCCTTTCTGGATCGATCGCGGCGATCCTCCACCATTTATGGGCCAGTAGCACTAATAGGAGTGCGCCTGCCTTGCAAGCAGGCATGAAGCGGGTGCGATCCCCGTCTGTGTCCACCAAGCTAATTGCGGTGTATAGTTATCCGCATGACCCCTAGAGAATTCTGCTACTGGCTGCAGGGCTTTTTCGAAGTAGTGCAGCCCAAGACCCTGACGAAGGAACAAGTCGGCTCGATCAAAGAGAAGCTCGATGAGAGCCTCGATGATCCTAAGAAAGCCCTTCGAGCATTGGCCGAGGCGGCCAAGACGAGTCGACCCGATCCCGGTCGCTGGACCAAGAGATCGGCTTACGATCTGCGTAGTTCGAGAGACGCTCTTGACAAGATGAGGACTTACTGCTGATGCAACCCGAAGATTTTTGCCGCTGGCTGCAGGGCATGTTCGACGTGTCCAAGCTCGAGGAACTCAATGAGGAACAGATCGCCATCGTGCGAGCTCACCTCAATGCCGTCTTTGAGGATGTGACGGGTTACGGCATGGCAGGAGTCGCCAAGAAGTATCGAGGGATCAAGATCGATCCGAGCACGATGCTTGAAGACGACGAAGAGATGATGGACGAGGCCGAAGAAGGTCCCGTCGACGGCAGCATACTGGGTGATGTCGCCTGGTGCATGCAAAAAGACGATTCAAAGCAGGAGAAGTCCGATCCCAACCACAAGGAAAACGCGTGGAAGGTCGACCCTAGCATCAAAACAGTGCTAAGCTGCTAAATGAAACACGAATGGGAACAGATAAAGCATAACGATCGTATTGTTATCGCTTGGAAATGCAAGAATTGCGGATACTGCGCGGGTAGATATTACGGTGATTGGCCGGAAGATCGACCGCCCAATAACCATCCCGCAGGAGAATTTTGCAAGGAAGATTTGGGGCACTAGCTCAATTGGGAGAGCGCTACCTCGGCAGGGTAGAGGTTACGGGTTCGACCCCCGTGTGCTCCACTATTCTAACCCCTCCGGGGTCACGCAACATACGTCACGCCGGAGTTTTTGGGGCTGTAGCTCAATTGGGAGAGTGCTACGTTCGCATCGTAGAGGTTAGGGGTTCGATTCCCCTCAGCTCCACTAGTCCCTGGTATCCGAGAGCATTCTAGAACGCTTTCGACATGCCATGATGCGTAGTCTATCGGAGAGGACGCCGCCGTCCAGGCGGAAAGGCGGGTTCGATTCCCGTCGCATCGTTGGGGACTTTCATTTGGGACCGTCAAAGGCCGAACGCTTGTTAAAGCCCATGGGGACCTCAAGCGAACGAGGGTTCGATTCCCTCCGGTTCCGTCATAATTAAGAAACAGCATGGCGTACCAATTCGCTTTAGTCTATCCCGTCGAGGACGGCTTTGCTGTCGAAGCTCCGGAAGGAGCTACGATCGGTCAGACATTTACGCGCGAAGGAGAATCCTGGGAGATAGTTCGTACTTTTTCTCTAGGTTACGTCATCGTATCTGATGATGCTACTCTCTGGCCCACCCCTAACGTCGATTACGAGTTAGTATGAAATTACTCGAGGAATTCATTCGAGAGGCCTTCAATCGGCTCCGGGTTTCAACATCGGAGTCTTGAAGAAATTCAAGACGGTGCCCGAAATCTACGACTATGTCAAGAAGTACCTCAAACCCTTGCGGGTCGTCTCTTACAAGGCAGACAAATACGGTCGCTGGTTAGCTGATATCTTCGTCGGTGTCGATGGCGTCGAAAAGAATGCAAACCAGCTGTTGATCGAAGCGGGGCATGCTGTCCCGTACATGACATAAAATTTGGAAGCGTGCTCGAGTGGTTTAAGAGGGCGCTTTGCTAAAGCGTTGAGGGTGGTAACGCCATCCTCCGAGGGTTCGAATCCCTCCACTTCCTCCATGATTAAAAAAGATATCACAAAAGAACAAATCGAAATGCTACTTCGAACAAGTAGAAATGTACGGGAAGCCGCAGGAAGAAGCGGCCTTAGTCAGGGTATGTTCGATAGACGAGCGCGTAGTTTTGGTCTTTACAATCGCCAAAACGGAGGACGACGTGTTGCTATCGATCTCCAAGAAATTTTGGACGGCAATCATCCGGGATATCCGACTCCAAAACTAGCTAAGCGCCTTGTCAAGGCAGGCATTAAAGATTATAGATGCGAGTGTTGTGGACTTGATGAGTGGAATAGCATGCCTCTTTCACTTCAACTCGATCATATCGATGGATGTTCGACAAATCATCGTCTAGAAAATTTGAGATTACTTTGCCCGAACTGTCATTCTCAGACACCGACTTACGGTAGCAAAAAATTGATTTGGCAGCGAACTCGTCAATAAAGTTCGACATCCTTTGCCGGCTAGCCGACATATTTAAATGTCAGACAGTCGAGGCAAGATGAACAACGCCCATGAACTTCATAACGAAATCAAGAAGGCTCGGCTCGAGTCCAAGAAGGCTCTGAGCAAGCTCATCGAGAATTATAGTCGCCTGGATGAAGGTAAACGCACCCGTAACATGGGTCGTTCCATCATTAAGGAAGCCATTCTTTTCGAGCGTCTGACCCTTCTTGAAGCCGCTGGACAGGATGTGCACCACATGGCGGAGATGATGGACGGCATGAAGATGTCGGCCGAGCTCCTCGCTAAGCGGTTGGGCCTCGAAGGTCTGGCCTCTCGAATGGACGCCATTCGGGTGCCCGACGTTTTCGAACTCGATTCGATGTTTCTGAGCAAGCCGCATCTCAAGAAGTTCATGAAGGATTTCGCTGATGTGGCGGCGGTCACCAAGGGTCTGTTGGCCTTGTCCGACGATCTGGGGGAGACCCAAGGCGGCCTAGGCGGGCCTCTCGGAGAAGTCTTCAAGACGCTGCAAATGGCCGGAGGAATCTCGGCCGAAGGCAACCTCGGCCAGGCTCTCTTCGCTTATGACAACGCGACGACTCCCATGAACAAGAAGAAGTTCGGCTTCGGTCGCAAGTCCAAGGCCGTCTCCATGGAGAAGAAGTTCGCTGAAAGCATCAACAACATCCTTCGTACCAAGTCACCGAGCGCCGTCAAGATCATCAATCCGCAGGAGCTCATTGCTTCTCTTATGAAGCAGCCTATCAAGCAGATCATCCGAGCCTTCCACGCCTATTCCGCTTCTGTCACTCACTATGTCGACGACGATATGCTGATGGCCCTGTCCAAGGGACCGGGCGGTGTGACGGGCATCCTCAAGGACCTCGTCGATATGTTCCAAGGTTCGGCGCCGGCACCTTCTCGAGGTTGATGTAATCCGTCCGTGGACGGTATAAGATGTCCACATGACGATGTCGGTAGACATGCGGGCCATTTATAAGCTCGCCGGAGACTACGACAGCACGCTTCGAGCTGATGACCCGCGTTTTCGCAAGGTGGTCATCGTCAAAGAGGAGCATGGTATGTCGACTTTCATCTATGAGGACGCTTTTGTCGTTCGCAAGGACGATTGGTATTGCGTCTTCACGGAACATCATGGCTACCACGTCTACCATCACGAGGATTATAGCGTCTCCGCTTACAGCGGCCGCGAAGGAGTCGATTCGGCTCCCTTCTAGTTTGACTAGGAGGGAACATGAGCCGAAGCCATCATCCGAGAAAGACCCGCAAAAAGCCGAGATATCGTCCGGCAGACGGGTGGTACTGTCCCATATGTAATCCTGATATCAAGCTCGTCTGGTTTCGTGAGAAACAGAGGGCGGCAGATAAGCAGGATCTTCGAGATAGGATGAAGGACCTAGAGTGAAGAAAGAATATTCTGAGAGGATCTACGGGCATCTCTAGAGGTGCTAGAGATGTATCAGATGATCATGATCCCTTCCCTAACGAAGGACATCCGTTGGGCATGCTATTACATGACCCGAGAGACCCGTCGAGGGTGGAAGAGGATCGCAAACCGAAGATTTCGTCACCGTTTTGAAAAGACGATGCGAAAGCTTGTAATCGATCCCGATATGTGGTACAATGAGGCATTCAACGTGCCCCAAATCACTGATTGGGACCTCGATTGAACATTGGAAGTGTGCGCGAGTGGTTGATGCGGTCACCCTGGAAAGGTGATGGACCCCCTCAGACGGGGTCCCGAGGGTTCGAATCCCTCCACTTCCTCTATGTGTTTAGCATGCATCGAAAATCCGCTGCCCGTTCTTGACGGGCTCGAAAAGATCATCGAACGCTTGAAAGCGGAAGGTAAAGACAAGCTCGCGAAGCGCGCGCGGCAATTTCAAGCCAAGAGGATCAAGGAATTCTACGGAACGATCGGCGACACTACCGCCTGTTCCAAGGGAATGGACGTCCGCAAGGCCGTCGACGAGAAACGATACGAGATATCGAGGGAGATCTGAGATGGGATTCCGCAAGATCGGTGATTTCAAGGATTTCGGGATTTGCGCTCATCCGGAGCACGAGCCTCCCGGCATGATCGTCTTGCAACCCGGCGTCTACGAGTGGAAGTGCCCAGGTTGCCACAAAGAGACCATCGTCATCCAGCGTAAGGATGCGTCTCTACAGGACGATGATTCGAATCCGATGCATGCCTTCGGACATGGTCGGGGAGATTAGAATTTGGAAGCGTAGCCAAGCGGTTGACGGCGCCTGTCTCGAAAACAGGTAGGGGCGGAGACCCCGTCCCTCGTGGGTTCGAATCCCACCGCTTCCTCTAAATACTTAAGAGAGAGGTCAAAATGACTTTTGTTGATGTGTTGAAGAATGTGGTCCTGCCCGTTCTGACGCTGGCCACGTGCTTGGGAATGCTGTACGTCTCTTGGCTGCTCTTCAAGAGCCCGGAGCCTTTTGGCGCCGTCCCATGCTTGCTTCTCGCGCTCGTGAGCGGTTATTTCAGCTTCCTCGACGCTCGCAAGATCTACGGTCTGCTTACCAAGTAGTGTAATCGGCCCGTCTCTCCTTATAGAATGATTCCAGTATGCTACCGTGGCGGAACTGGTAGACGCGCTAGTTTGAGAGACTAGTTCCCGAAAGGGAGTGCAGGTTCGAATCCTGTCGGTAGCACTGTTATGTCTTGGAACAAAATTACGAAAGACAACGTTCACGTTGGTCGTAGACGAATCCAAGCTTGGACTCTTCGAAGAGTATTAGAAGAGTCGGGTCGACGATATGAATGTGAATCTTGCTCTAATCCAGGAATCTGGATGGATCAAGAACTTCGACTTCAAGTTGATCACAAGAATGGAGACGAGTACGACAATACACTCGAAAATCTTCGTTATCTTTGTCCGAATTGTCACACTCAAACCGTGACTCATTCTTTCAAGGGTCGAAAACATAGCGACGAAGCGCGACGAAAGATGTCAGAAAAGGCATCAAAGCCTCGTCCTAATCAACACGCGAAAGTTTTATCATGAACGAAGTCGCAAAGTATGCGCGCACTGTCCTGAACAGCATCGAAAAGCGCCCGCGGATGCACGGAGACGCTCTCAGCGTCGAGATGCAGTATCTGATGGCTCTCGAATTCCTGGCCCTCGCCGAGGGGTCGGACGTCAAAGCGGCTCGTAAGGCTTATGAGCATGCTCTGGCCGCTCGCTTCAAGACGAGCCAGATGCCAGCCTCGTGTCACGAGGTTCCGATCGAAGATGTCATCGACCTCCTCAAGAGCGTAAGGGATTCCGTCGATCCCAGCCGCTGGGTCGACATGGAAGACGTTGTCATCGAGTAGTTATCCTATGTGCGACACATCGTCGCGACGTTAGGATTCTTGCTGACAAGCTGCGCGGGCAGCTTGAGCGTGGATTACACCGTCATGTGGGACACGGTTCCCATGACGTGTCGAGATCCCTTCGCTCGTAAGGGAGAAAAGCGAGTCATCTGTTTTCCAGTCGACGCTAGAGAGCTTCCTCAGCCTCCTAGAAGAAACTGATGCACAAATGACCCGCTGTTGTATACATTATTGTTAAGAGTTTTGCTGACGTAGCCTAGTGGTCAGGCCCCTTCTTGGTATGAAGGTCGACGCCGGTTCGAATCCGGCCGTCAGCTCCAGGTGTTTAGATGCTGAGGAAAGCTACTATTTGGACCGTTAAGCTCGTGGGTGAGGACACCCCGATGCATATCATGACCCCCGGATCGTCTTTTTACGATCTCGGAGATATCTCCATGCTGCTGAAGGCCGCGGCCGACGATGCGGGTGTCGACAAGGATCTCGAAATCGAATCGATCACGAAGTCTTGCATCGCGGTAGGCTTTACGAAGCTGCCGAACGAAGGCGCGCTGGCTCTTCGAGAGGATGGGACCATCAAGGTTAACGATCCGGATCGTCTAGCGGCCATGGCCGGGTTGCCGACCGAAACGTCCTCGTTGTTCGAGGGCACGGCCCAGACGATGGCCCAGCAGGATGCGCACGATCCCGAAATGTCGAACGCTCCCCTGACTCCCGCTTCTATCGCGGGGGCCGTCGAACTCGCTCCGAAGATCCTCGAAGCGGTCGATAGAGCCGAAAAGCGTCGTTCACGCGGCCGACGCTGATACTTACAGAACGTTGCGGGCTTGGTATAGTGGTTAGTGCCCTAGCCTTCCAAGCTAGAGACGCGGGTTCGATCCCCGCAGCCCGCTCCATTTAGCCGCTTATGCGGGCGTAGCACAGTGGTAGTGCGTCTGATTGCCATTCAGAAGGTCGTGGGTTCGAATCCCACCGTCCGCTCCATGTCCTCCCAAAAGAAAGAAATTCGTCGACGGTTTCGTGAGTCCGTCTTTCTTCGAGACGAGCATCGCTGCCAGGGTTGCGGCTGGAAGGTCTTCAACCAGGAGCACCAGCTCGACGCGCATCATATCACTGATCGTAATCTGATGCCGGCCGGAGGCTACGTCCCGGAGAATGGCATCAGCCTGTGCCCGGCTTGCCACGAAAAGGCGGAAGAGTTTCACCAGACGGGCATCGCCGCCGAAGGCTGGGCTCCCGACGATCTGTACAGAATGATCGGTTCGAGTTATGATTTAGCGTTGGAATCTTCCACAAAACTGGAAAGGTCGATCAATGGACGCGGCAACTGACTTTCAGAAATTCGTGGGACGTCCTGTCAAGCTCAACGAAGTCAAGACGAAGTACAAGGACAAGGAGTACTCTCACTTCGAGTACGACGAACAGGATCCGACTATCGTCGAAATCAATACTCTCGTCGCTCAGAAGAGCTTGAAGCTTCGTGTTTGGACTCCTGGCATGGCCGGCACGTGCGATTGGTGGACCGATCGAATCAATGTGCACATCGAGCCTGTCGGACAGGGGTTCGGGCAGGTGAAGAGTGTCGCTATCGGCTAAGGAACCTCTGGGCCAGAAGCTGTGCTATCTGGCCGTCGGGTTGGCTCTGCTGCCCGGTCTGATCCTCGCAGTTCCCTTTCTGTATATTCTTGACAGAAAGTACGATGCCTTCTGCCCATGAAGTGTCAGAATAATCGAGGAGAGTGTCCCAATACGGCCGCCTTCGTGCGCGACATCCCGAATTTGGGAGAATCCTTGTGCTTCTGCGTCGATTGCGTCGACAAGGAGATCATGCACTACGGTCAGGATTTCGGCTGGTACGCTTTGACTCCCGAAAGGGAAGAGCAGGAAGCTGCTAGCGAAGAGATGCTAGAGATCTGGAAGAAGGAGATGGCAGGTCGTTCCTTCTTCAAAAAGTAATGCCGGGTTAGCTCAGCAGGCAGAGCGGCTGTTTCATACGCAGCGTCATCGCGTGGGTTCGATTCCCACACCCGGTACCATATTTAAAGAGCATGCGCCGCGAGAAGATGACGACTCTCGATCGATTCATCCTTGAATCTGTCGATGACAGGGACGAATTGGCTAGCATCTATTCGGATGTCTACAAGGAAAAATACGGCATCCGACCGCGTTGGATGAACTTCGACGACATGTCGACCGAAGAGCTTCGAGCCGAATTGGAACGTCTTTACGGGGAGGAGGGTCGCATCGACTACGAAGAAGAGATGTCCGAACCCGAACGCGATCCCATGGCCGACTTCATGGTGCCTACCGATCAGGATTTTCATCCGTACGAGACTCTGCCATCCCGTCAGGGCATGGGCAAGCGTGGCAAGTTCATGGAAGCCGTCGTTAGCATGAGCGACTTCAAAAAGAAGAAGGACGTCAAGGCTTACGAGCTCATCATCGGCAAGTTCATCGCGACCTCGCAATCGGGCGTCGACAAGCTTCAGTTCGCTAAGGAATTCTTCGATGAGGAAGAGAAGCAGATCTTCGACGAGCTGCTGGGCACGTATCGTCGTGCCGCCTCCGATCTGAGCGCGTTCCTCCGCGCGAAACGACTCCGCATGCTGAAGTAAGGATCGTGTAATCCGATCCCCTTCCTATTATAGTAGTCCTACGAGGTGTTTGATGAAACCGTCCATCGGTGGAAAACTGTCCAAGGATTGCAGCCGTCGTCGTTACCCGGGCATCGGGGGTCGGCGACACAACCCGGTCATGATCGAGACCAAGCGCAAGGAAGCGCTGGAGCGCAACGCCAAGTGGGCGGCGCTCTCCGTGCGTGAGCAGCTGGCCGCTCTGGATCGTCGCTTCGGCGAAGGTCAGGGAGCCAAGAAGCAGCGCGCTCGTCTCGAGGCGAAGCTCAAGGCACCGGCGCCGACCGCTCAGGCCGTCGCTCCGACGGCCGAGGCCCAGCCGACGAGCAAGCTCAAGGCCAAGGACCGTCGTGAACAGGAGCGCGCGGCCAGCCGCGCGGGAAAGTGACAGGAGATGAAGCTCTACATTCCGAATGACGACCCCCGCTTGCCGGGAGAGTACGTCGAGGTGGCCGAGGATCGCAGCGCGTGGACCTACATGGGTCTCCTCGCGGGCCTGGGTCTGGGACTCGCGGGTCTGATCTACGTCTTCATCTGAGACGAAAGGGCGGCGGTTCGCCGCCGCCCGTAATACCTACCTTAATGAGGAGGAGTTTTTGGGGGTGACAGGTTTCGACAGCGTTTCGAAACGTCACATGCAAGCCGTGCTGCGAGAGGGTCCACGTAAAAACCCATTCGACGTCTAGATGCCAACGACAATGACATCGCTCCTCTCGCCCTCGCGGCCTGAGGAATGGGCGGGGACAGCCTAGAAAAAGAAAGTCCCTTATCCCCACCGTGAGCGGGTCAAACCGCGACAGGGGTGCTAGCTAACGAACGACGAGCAAGGACGTTAGCCAGGGACAGCCGAGAGGCGACAAACCTGATGCAGCGAGGGTGCAATAAAACCTGAATGTCGGCTCTATAGACGAGGATGCGGTCGAAAAACGCATTCTAAGCTTGTGAACGAATGTGCCGCGTAGTAATGTTGGACCCGGGTTCGATTCCCGGCATCTCCACTCGACCGTTATTTACAGTGTTTCGTAGCCGAATAAAATAGATACATGAAGTACATCTATAGCGTGCGAAACACTGTAAATAACAAACGATATATCGGGCAGACATTTTCGTTAACGAAAATATCAGCACTTCTCAGAAGGTAAAAAGGGATCGTCAGATCATCCTCTTTATCGCTCTATGCAAAAGCATGGGATCGAGAACTTCGTTTTCGAAGTCATTGAAGAATGCATCGATGATTCGATCAACGAACGAGAGATTTATTGGATTGCCTACTTTGATTCGACGAATCGAAACAACGGTTACAATTTGTCTAGAGGCGGCGAAGAAATAAAGGAAGAGACTCGTCGAAAGCTTTCCGAAGCTCTCAAGGGCAACAAACACTGCGTCGGACGAGTCGTTTCCGAGGAGACTCGCAAGAAACTATGCAAAGGCGGTCGAACGACGACTTTGCGACGCTTTGGTCCCAAGCAAGAATCGAAAGAAATTCGAACGTGCGCCTGCGGTAACCAATTCGAAGTCATCATCTCGAATCGAAAAAGGGAACGCGCTAAAGCAACTTGCTCGAAGGAGTGCGCAGCGAAGAGGATTCTTTCAGAGAAGACTAGAGAGAAGATCTCCCAATCTCTCGCTTCGAAATCCTCCTTGCGAGATCAGATCCGAGAAGAAGCGATATCTCGTCTGAGAGCAGGCCAATTCGCGACTCAGATCGCCATTGATCTAAATGTATCGTACAAAACAATATGTAGAATTCGCAGAGATACGTATGAATTAGAAGGTTAACCATGAGATGGTGGCTGATATACAATGCAATCGGGCAGTTGACGTGTTGCGCTTATTCGGCCATCACCGATAATTGGACACCGACTCTAAGCTGGGCTTTGGGCTTCATCTCCGGTTTTTTCGGAGCCAAGATCTCCAGCGAAATCTCTAGGAGAATGAAATGTCAGCGAGAATCGAAGAATTGACGAATAGGATCAACGACCTGCGCGAAAAGCTGCAGGATCCGTCGAAGTGCGGCTGTAGTCCCGAATCCCTCCAGAAGCGGTTGGAATTCGCGCTGGCCGAGCTAGCCTCCCTCAATGAGGCGATGTCGGACAAGGACAACCTCCTCAAGGGATGACATGGAATACGTTTTCTTTGCAGGTATCCTGGCGAGCTGGTTAGCCGCGGCAGGCATCGGAGCCCTCATCGCTTTCAGAGAGCTGAAAGCCGAATGGGGAGAGCAACTGACTTTTCGGCGGGCGAAGGGCGAATCTGTGGCACCTGCGACGGTGCCGGAGACTCCCAGAGCCAAGAGGAGATCCACGCGATAGCAATTTGGGGCCGTAGTTTAAAATCGAATAGACGGTTCGGCCGCGAAGGCGTTGCGCAGCGCAGTCCGGCAATTGGTTAGAACGCCCGGCCGTCACCGGGAGATGGACGTTCGAGTCGTCTCGGCTCCGATTCTCGTGAATATCCTGCAGAAACAGGATATGTATATGGGTAATGAAATTCATATATAAGATCACGAATCAGATTAACAATAAAGTGTATATCGGTCAAACATTTGATCTTGCTCAACGAAAAGCCCAACATCTTTTTGAGGGTCGGCCTGAGGGAACAGCGGACCGTCCCATCTACCGATCCATGCGAAAGCATGGACTCGAAAACTTTATCTTCGAAGTCATAGAAGAGTGTGCTGACGAAGCAATTAACGAACGAGAAATCTTTTGGATCTCTCATTTCGGCTCGACCAGCCCTGAAAGGGGCTATAACCTCTCAAAAGGCGGGCAAGGACATACAGACGAGTCTAGACAAAAGCTTTCCGAAGCCCTCAAAGGCAACAAACACTGCGTCGGACGAGTCCTCTCGGAAAAGACTAAACAGAAACTCTCGGAAGCTTCTTCAAAACAGAAATGCTCGATCGGAACACGATCTAAGCTTCGTGCCGCTGCCCGCTTTAGGAAAAAGAACGGAGATCCGACGTTGCTAAATGGTTCTCTTCCCGGTGAATCTCATCCTTGTGCCAAGCTCAATTGGGAACTCGTACGTGAGATGCGAAAGCAATTTGCAGAGGGAAAACAAATAATCGAATTGGTCACGGCTTTTGGATTAAGCCGACCCACGATTTCTCGAGTCGTTCGAAATATATCTTGGATAGAAGAGAACTGATATGAAAAGAAAACGCGACTTGAGTAAGCTGCTCAAAGCAGAAGATCTCTATTGTCTTCGAGTTAGGCCATCATGGCGACTTCTAGTTCTAGAAGTAGATACTAATCACATTAGATATGCTACGACCGATCCTTATGGCACATTACATGCTGCTCCCCGGGTGACCTGGTCTCAGTTTGAACGTGACATGGGAAATATTGTCCGAGATGACATGATAAAACTGTCTCGATAAATGTCATCCAATTTAGAGAGATACCTATCGCCATGGAAAAACCTTCTCTCGACGATCTTATCGGACTCACGCTAGAAGAAGCAGTGCATTATCTGATCCCTCGGGGTTGGTTATTGGTGGTGCATCGGTACGACGAAAACAAATACGAGAACCCGGCTCCTAAGGACCCGACGATCTCGCTTGACATTCAGGACGGCAAGGTCTATGACTTTGTCATCTTGGAACCGGAATGAATATGAGCTCCTCTCCTGGGGTGGTTGCGGCCTCCTCCTGCTTGGTCTGCGTCTCATCGGAGACAAGAAGGTGCTAGGCTTCTGGATAGCCTCGCTTGCTGAGCTCATGTGAATCGTGTGGGGTGTTATGACGCATTCATATGCGACCGTCGCTATGAGCGTCGCCATCCTCTTGATGTACGCTCGAGCCGTCTGGAAGTGGAAGAAGGATGGAAATAGCTGAGGCGATCGAGAAATCAGGCTCAATGAGAGCCGCCGCGGCTCTCTTGGACATTCCGTTTTCTACCTTTAAAAGAAGAGCTTCCGCTCTTGGTCTTTATCGACCGAATCGAGGAGGAAAGGATCTTCCGGGCGAAAGAAAACGCACACAAGATGTTCTTGTTCTCAAAATCTCGAAAAGACGCACGGGTCGAATTCAGCTTAAACGAGCTTTGTTGGAGGTTGTCGAAGTTATGAATGTGAAAAATGCGGGCTAGGTCCGATTTGGGACAATGAGGAATTAGTTTTTCATGTTGATCACAGAAATGGAATTCGTTTTGATGATCGACAAGAAAATCTTCGATTTCTGCGTCCCAATTGTCACTCACAAACAGAAACATTCGGATTTAAGGGCCGAAAACATAGCGAAGAAACAAAACAGAAGCTTAGAAATTATTTGCCAACGTAGACCAACTGGTAGGAGTCGCCACTCTCAGAAAGTGAACAGTATGGGTTCGAATCCCTTCGTTGGCACCAACCTAAGAAGCGACACCTCCTCGACGTGTAAACGATCGTCGATTGGATTAAAATAGTGGTATGGACGCTCAAGAGATCACAACTCAGGCCGAGACTGTCGAAGCCCCTGTCGCCCTTAACAAGAAGGGCAAACCCATCAAAGTGGGTCACAAAGACATCGACAAGCGCGTCATCGAAAAGGGAGATCTCTTCATTCTTGCTCGCGAAAAGAAGACGAAGCATCTCTTTCGGGTGTATGACAAAGAGCTTGCCGATAAAATCTACGAGACCCCCTTCGGTGGACGATATGGTTACTATCGTCATTGGTCTATTCGACAGACGGTGGGAAAGGACGGTCACATTCGTGTCCGCGTCTGGGTGGATGCTGCGGCTCGTGTGTATCAGCGCGGCCGCTTGGGACAACCCGGCAAGACGGTAACAGATCCTAAACGCATCGTCGGCAGTCCTGTCAAGCTGCGTCCGGGCTGCTTCGGCATCGTCCTAGGTCGACACGAACAGCGCCCATCGCAATGGCGTTGCATCATCGGCGGACGGCACTATAGCGTATCGAATACGACGATGAAAGTACTTAAGACGGAAGAGGAGTTCGTGCAAGCGACTCACGACGTCGAAAAGGATAATGCCAATATCACACCCGAGGAGTGGGTCCGTGTAATGCGGGACTCGGTCGAGATAAGATAATCAAATATGCCCCCGTAGCTCAGTGGATTAGAGCGCTCGTCTTCTAAACGAGGTGTCGCAGGTTCGAATCCTGCCGGGGGTGCCAAAGCGTGAAAAAGCCCACCCTGTCCATCGATCATCGAATCAATGCTCTTCTAGAGCACGGCATCGAGAATCCCAAGAAGTGGGCTGCTGTTCACGGCTACGAGCAACCGGTCATGATGCCGCTCGACGCCGAATGGCAGCGTTTGCGTCAGCATCATCTGGAAGAGACAGGATTCCTCTTTTCCATGCTCGGAGCCATGCGAACTCGTATGCTCGAACTGCAAAAAGAAAACGAAGAACTCAAGAAGCGACCGCAACCCGATCCGTATGACGACAAGTACTGCGGTTCCAAAATCCGGTGAAAGCAGATGCACGACGATCAGGATTCCAAGATCAAGCGCGCCGTCGAGACGGCCAAACTGGCCGGAGTCTCGGCGACGACGGCAGAGGATGGGCACGTTCTCATCTTCACTCGTCAGAAGCTCGAGGAGCTTCTCGAGGCCGCCAAGTCGACGGAATGCGGGATGGTCATCGTCGTCGTCAAGCGACCCGATTTCCAGGTTCCCACGCCGCGGCGCATCACCCATTGAGGTCATCATGAAGCCATTTCTCGTCGTCGCGGCGGGTATCTTCTTCAGTGCCTTCATTGGACTCATGGTCGAGCTGGGCAAAGAGAAGACGAACCCAGATACGGGTTGCGTTTCCTGGACCGACTTCACCCATTATGGCGACGGCGAGCTCGAGCCTAGTATGGATTGCAAGCTCCATCGTCTGGAGCGCGCTCCAGAGCGTCAATCCGAGATAACATGAAAAAGAAATTCATAGAATTGTTGCCGCACATCATCTTCGCCTTGGTCACTATCAGCGCCGTCTGTCTGACGATCGCGCTAGTGGGAGAGTGCAAGATAGGGCAGCGATGGCATAAGACCAAAGCGTGCATCGAGTTCGATCTGCCTGACGAGGAACTCTCTTCGGAGGCACCGGTCGGCATGCAGTGCGAGACGATCCAAACGGGAGACAAGATGCACGTCACCTGCTGCACGCGATGAGCGAGGAACCCAGAAGAAGGACTCCCAATACCCGACGGTCTCGGCCCAATCGACGCTATCACGATCGACGGGACCCAGAACAGCGGCGTCAGCCGCCCGAGGAAGCATGCGAACCATCTCAACCCGATCCCACTCTGCCTGGGGATCCTGGTTCGAAAGGACATACACAGTGAGCTGCCCCAATTGCTCGAGTTTCGTCGGCGCTTAAGGACATCTGGCCCTGCTTCATGAAGAAGCGCGCCAAACCTGTCTGCGTCAACTGCTACATCCAACGCAATGAAAAAGCCCATCCCGAAATCTACAGAGCCAAGCCCGCCAAAAGACCTGAGTCGGGAGCGATGCGCTTCGGCGACGATTGGACAGGCGTCTTCATTCGCGGAGACAACGCGACCTACTACGCGCATCACATCAGGACCCTCTTCTCTCTGCTCGATGCTCCTCAGGAGAACGTCGACAACAAGGTCTTTGCCAAGGCGATGTTCAAGGGATTGCTAAGCGATTTCGAGAGCTGCATCCACGTCAAGGGCAACCCACCCGCCCAAGTGATGAAAGAATTCGGAGAGTGCGTCGATGAAAAAGAAGAGGGAAAACCCGAGGCCTGAGCAGCCCGGTTCGGTGGCTGTCGTCACTCTGGGCAATCGTTGTTGGACCTTTTATCCGCAACATTTCTCTTGGAAGGGCTCCATTGGCTACAAGACGCGTGAGAAGGCCGTCGCCGGCGCTTTGGCCGCCGGCTTCAAGATTGTGAAGTGCGATGGCAAAGTCATTGCCAAGATCAAAAAAGAAGAACCCAAGGAAGCGACAGATGGCCAGCAAGAAGAAGTCATCGAAGAAGGCACCCAAGAAGCCGATCCTGGAACACCAGAACGATCCGGCGTATAACTGGAGCGACGTCTGCAAGTGGGTCGAGCACAAGACCGGACGCAGCGTACGTGACTGGGCTGGTAAGTTTAGGACCAAGAAGTACGACGAGAGCGTCCCGTACCAGGACCTGTGGCATTGGATCTGCGATACGAACGAGATCCACAACGGTTGCTACTTCTATCTAAGCCTGGACGACGAGCAGATCGAGGATGACGATACTGAGCATCTCTTCATCCGCGAGATCTTTGCTGTTCTTCGGGAAGAGTTCCCCGAGGCGCAGGGGGAGATGTATTGCTACACCTGGTGGTGATAGGATAAGAGCATGGCAAAGCTAGTTTTCGGCGTGTTTTTGGTCCTCATTCTGGGCTTCGTGGCGACGCTCATCACGTTCCTCTTCCTCTACATGGGATGGAACTGGGGCGTCGTGCCGGCCTTCGCATTTGCGAAGCCGCTGTCGCTCAGCCAGGTCTTCTGGCTCGACTTCGGTCTCGTCATACTGGGCAACGCCCTCAAGGGCACCTCCGTCACGATGAAGGAGTGAGAGATGGGAGCCAGCGTCATCGACATCCTGGAGCAGCTGGAAAGCACCTCGGGTCGCCTCGACAAGGAGGAGATCATGGACACGCATTCCGATAACGAGCTGCTCAAGCGCATCTTTGTCGCCGCCTGCGACCCGTACGTCGATTACGGCGTCCGCAAGTTCAAGCGGCCGGACACCATCGAGACCCAGTTGACGGACGATGACACCACGATGGGAGCTTTCGTCGATCGTCTGCTGCCCGATCTGGCGACTCGCACCCTGACGGGCAACGAGGCTAAAGCGACGGTGACGGCGGCCTTCGGCCTGATGGACGAACGCCAGCAGAAATGGGCCGAGCGCGTCCTTCTGAAGAACCTCCGCTGCGGCGTTTCCGACTCGATCGTCGAGAAGACGTGGCCCGGTCTCATCAAGAAGTTCGCCGTGCAACTGGCTGAGACGGTCGAGTCCCGCTTCGAGGACGGCAAGCTCGTCCTGGACGAGGTCTCTTATCCCGTCTACGTCGACCCCAAGCTCGATGGGCTGCGTCTCATCGCCATCAAGGTCAACGGAGAGACGACCCTCTACACGCGCAACGGTACGGTGCTGACGACGCTGCCCAAGATCAAGGCGGCGTTGGACGCTCTCAAGGCGGATAACATCGTCTTCGACGGCGAGGGCATGGCTAAGGACTGGAACGAGTCGGCCTCCGTCATGATGGCTCGCAAGACGCACAAGGACGACAGCACGATGACGTATAACGTCTTCGACTGCATGCCTTACGCCGACTGGGCTTCCCAGAGCTGCCAGCTGACGTACGATGCCCGTCGTAAGATGGCTGAAAAGATCCTGAGCGGGCAGCCCAAGGAGAGTCCGCTGCGCATGGTGCAATTCCTGATCGCCCACAACGACCAGGAGGTGCAAGATGCCTACGAGGAGTGGCTGGACGAGGGTTACGAGGGCGTCATGCTTAAGGACCTCAACGCCCTCTACAAGTTCAAGCGCTCCAAGGGAGTCCTGAAGCTCAAGCCTGTGACGACGCACGAAGGCATCATCGTCGATCACTACGAGGGCAACCTGGGCACCAAGCGCGAGGGCCTCTTCGGCGGTTTCGTCGTCCTGCTGCCCAATGGTGTCACCACGAGGGTCGGTGGAGGCTTTTCGGACAAGCTGAAGGCCGACATCCAGCTCGAAGGTCCCGATTCTTACCTGGGTCGCATCGCCGAATGCGAATGCCAGCCTCCGCTGACGGAGGACGGCCGCATGCGGTTTCCCGTTTTTTTGAGATTTAGAGACTCTTCAGATGTTGATCCGAAGTTGTTTGAAGGATTTGATCGCTATCAGAAGAGTTTTTCCATCTAATTTCATTTCCCTTTTTCCAATTCGCTTTTCTTGCAGCGAGTTCTTTTTCTGTTAATTGCCTTTTGGGTCGTTTTCGTCCCTTCCAAAACGACCCAAATTTCGATCTAAATTCGATTTCTTTTTCAGTTGGATCTCGTTGAGAAATACTTGTTTTCCATTTCTCAATAGATTCTTTAGAGCGTAGTTGTCCCTTTTTTGATTCGCTTATTTTTCGTTTTGTTTCGTCTGAATGACCAAAACATGATTGTCCACCCGAAGCAAGATTGAATCCCTTTTCTGGATTTTTAGAATCAAATTGATTAATCCAAAAGATTTCCCTTTCATCTACGATTAGATCGTCACATTCTTCGAGAATTTCAAAAAAGAAATTTTCTTCTCCGTATTTTCTAATTGCAGAATAAAGAGGACGATTTAATCCCGATTTGGCTCGATTTAGATGTGAAGATTTTCTTGATTTGATATTCTTAGTTTGTCCGATGTAGACCTTATTTGTTATCTGACATCGTATGATATAGATTAATCTCATTTCCATAATCTTAACTCGTTTTCGGGAATAGGAATACCTAAGCGCATGTGGACGACGACGATTTCTTGGTTCCGAGTCGAGCAGACGAGGACCTGCGAATCCACGGGAAAGCCGCTGTATCGAGGCATTAGCATCTCTCGTCGTTGGGCTTGGGGACGTAACCTGACCCACGAGACGGGCCTGCCCCATCACGCTTTTTCCATCGGATTCCTCCACTTCTACTGGCGAACCTCCATTCCTAGCTGAGCGACGCCCATACTTAATGGTATGGGCGCTTTTCTCCTGCTGATCATCATCTGGTTGCTCGGTATCCAATCCGAATCCCAGACATATTGGATAGCAGGAGATTCGGAAGCGGGGGCGACCCACGCGGCGCTTCGCAGCGCGTTGCCTCCTGGATCTCAGACGGTGCTGACATACGAAGTCTCATCCCGAATCGAAAAATGGGCGGGCGGCAAGATGGCCGCCTCGAAGCCCGCTCGCAAGGTCGATCGAGTCATCGTTTTTCTGGGCACCAACAATTACTACGACTCTAAGCTACCTTCCGTCGAAGGCGTCCTACAGGTCGTCCGGTCGACAGGAGCCAAGTGCACCTGGGTCGGACCCCCAAAGGTGAACAATCGACCCTGGAAGCTCAATAATGATCTGAGGTCGGCGGTCGAACCTCTCTGTACTTACGTCGATAGCCAGCAATTGGCGATCGAACTAAGGGACGGCATTCATCCGACCGACAAAGGGGCCCAGGAATGGGCTAGAAAGATCGTAGAGTCCCTATGAAGACGGCCCTCATCATGGACCCCAGAAATCTGGCGGCCATCGTCGAAGCTCACCGCAAAGAGTACGACGGACCCGTACCCATCGTCACCACGTCGGGCGGCTTCGATCCCTTGCACGTCGGACATGTGCGTTGCATTCGGGATTCAGCCAAACTCAAGGGCAAGAAAGGCCTGCTCATCGTCATCGTCAACGGCGACGGCTTCCTGATGAGAAAGAAGGGCTTCGTCTTCATGCCGCTCGCTGAGCGCATGGAGCTCATCTCCCATCTCAAAGGCGTCGACTACGTCGTGCCTTGGGACGACGGCACGCAATTCGTGACGGGCGCCATCGAGATCATCAGGCCCAACATCTTCGCTAAGGGCGGAGATCGATCGATGGCAGAAAACGTGCCCGAATATGGCAAATGCACCGAACTAGGGTGTACAGTTGTCTTCGGCATGGGCGGCTCACACAAGGTGCAGTCCAGCTCAGACCTGATCGATAAGCTACGAGGAGAAAGCAAATGAGCCGAAGAAAAATGACGCTGAGCCTGTCCGTGAGCCTGCCGCAGTGGAACCCGACGCAGGGAGATTGGAGCGCTTCGCAGAAGCTAGCGACCAACCTCTCGTTGAAATCCGTGTGTTCGGAGATGGCCAACTCTCCGCCTGAGTTCATGGAAAGGGAAGCGGCGCGCCTGGGCAACGAAATCGAAGCCGAACTGCGCCAGCACTCTCAGGATCCCGATTTTTGGAAGAAGTTCGCGATGACGCTGCTGCAGCAGGTCAAGGGCTACGACGAAAGCAAGCGATGATCGATTACAGCCAGCGCGGCATCCTCGATAACCTCAAGCACCAGTGGAAGGTGGGAGACCTGTGTCGCTGCGAGTACAACGGCGCTGGAGCCGGCATCATCTATCGAGTGATCGAGGTGACGGCCCACGATCCGAAGAATCCGCAGCTACGCATCAAGCCCGTCCTGGGCATCGTGGCCGAACACAAGGGCAAGCAGACGAGAGGTATCAGCGCCGGTTGGTGCCTGCCCGTCTTACCCAAGGACCTGTTCGGCTACCTCGACTGTTTGACGGAATTCATCCGCATGGAGGAAGAGAGGCGCAAGAATGAGTCAGTATAAGTGCAACTTGTGCGGCGCTAGCGCCTACTACGACGGGCGCTGCGGCGACGGTCCCATTCTGATGTGCGGCTGCGACAAGCAGAAAAAGTGGTATGTCGACGAAAAGACGGGTAAGGCTGTCATCGTCGATTCCCCGGCTCAACCTGTCAGGGAAGAAGAATGGAAGTAAAAGAAGACGTGACGTGCAATCTTTGCGGTCTGAGCTGCGCCCTGGGCACGGCTGGGCATCCAGCCTACGACATGGGCGGCTTGATCAAAGCTCGAGTGTCAGGCGGTTATGAGTCGACGCCGGGCAACGGCTGCGGCGCGCTGGACGATTGCACGTCCTATTCTTTCTCCCTCTGCGAGTTCTGCCTGGATTGGCTTTTCACGCAGTTCAAGGTGCCTGTCGCTCAATGGTCGCTGACCGCGGGTACCGACGAGCAGGAGTCATGGGAACCGGCCCACGTCAGAGTTGCCAAGGACGATTGGCGCAAGATGAAGAAAGAGTTCTGCGACGAAGCGGAACGTCGTGCTATAGCCAGGAGCAAGTGAGATGCCCATCCCCAGCGTAGGAAATCACAACCTCGTCTATTACGCCTATGACAATAGGACGCAATACGAGCAACCCGTTTTCGTCGTGTATGATCGGGAGCATGTCAATAAGGTCGCTGTCGCTCTATTCGGAGAGACGCCCGATTGGCTCTTCGTCACCACCCGCCGCATGCACTCCTGGAACCCGAATGAATCTTACCGAGGTCGACCCTCGAAAGGAAAATGAAAATGCAAAAAGTTAAGACGCTAGGACAGCCCATCGAAGCCGAAACCCCGGGCACTCCGCTCGTTATGACGGTATTCGCTCGCAAGCAGTCGGGTATGGTCGAAGGAGGTACGACTTCTGTCGATCTTCGGAAGGAATTCTATGTCTGCGTTTCGCAGCTTCCTCCCGAGCTGCAAGAGCGCATTCGGACGGCAGTCGAAAACCTGCTGCGACCCTGATCATGGGCGCTCGGCGCGCAAAGACCGGAGAGGTCTACCAATTCACTTCTCTTGAGTGGGGTCCCTATCTTCATGATTCGATCAAGTCGTTGACGTCCAAATACCCGACAGATAAATGCGTCCAAACGGACGATGTGTTTACCATTCTAGATGTCATGACGTCTCCTGTCTATTGCTGTCGAATTCTACTGCATCGAAATATGCAGACGTACTATATCTTTCTCAGAAAAGAGAAATGTGAAAGGTTAGCTAAGTGATGCAGAGAGACCTCATCTTCCTCGCCGGAGAATTCTCCGTCTCCGCTCCCCTAGTCTATCAACGGGATCGTTGGGCTCATACCAACATCGCTCGTAAGCTAGAAAAGAATCCGGACGGCACCTTCCGCCGCCGGGGCATCGCTGAAAATCTGCGGGGTGGCATCTATTATGCGGGCGTATCGGATGACGATATCCGACGCTCCAACCTGTCGATGTTCATCAACGGAGATTATCCGTGCTGGCCCGATCCCTGGAAGATGATCGAGCTCGACAACCGCCACATCGTCATGCGTAAGTGCCTGGAGGCGGGCTTCGGGACGCACGACGTTTTCGTCGGTACCAGGTCTGAGTTCCGCCGCCACGAGATGCCCTGGCAGTTCGTCCTCAAGACGGGCAACGAGCACCAGGGACAGGGCAAGCACCTGCTCAATGCGCACGAGCACGATACTCCCGACTGGGAAGGTCTGGCGACGGCCGAGCCCTTCTTCGAAGGAGATTCCGTTCGCATCCTGCTCATCGAAAATGACATCATCGCGCTGCGCTTCACCAACCCGGAAAGCTGGATCAAAAACAGTTCGGGCGCCGATGTCGAGCAGATCCCTTACGTCAAGGGCGGAGCTTTGGTGGCTCATGCCACGGGATTGCAGGAGCTTTTCGAAGCCGACATCTGCGGTTGCGACTACATCATCGAAAAGGACGGAACATTTCGATTCCTCGAGTACAATCACTTTCCCGGCGTCGGAGCGTGCGACGACGCCGTCCAGGCGGCCTCTCGTCTTTTTAGAAAGAAGATGGACGAGGTCGAAAGGAAGGCAGCATGACTTTTCCCGTGACGATCACTACCAAAGCTCTCGACAACTTTCGACTTAGTCGAGAGAAGCGAGGGTCGGGCGCCTTTCGCCTGGGAGTCATCGGAGGCGGTTGCTCGGGCTTTCAATACAAGATTGAAGTCGATGACGGTCCTGCTCGAACGTCGGATCATGTCATGACGGACGGGATCCTCGAATTTAGGATCGACAAGAAATCAGCCGTCATCCTCGAGGGGTCGACACTCGATTACATCGACACCGGTCTCATTGGCCGCGGGTTCAGTTTCAAGAACCCTCAAGAAAAATCCCGGTGCGGATGTGGAGTCTCTTTTCATGTCTAAAGAGATTCATTTGTATTTGATTACATGTAGCAAATCAGATCGTCAATACGTCGGGGTTGCCGGCTGCATCGAATCTCGTTGGTATTATCACTGTCGAGATGCTAAAACAGATACTCGTCCTCTTTACAACGCCATTCGAAGTTTTGGTATCGATTCATTTCAAATCAAATCGATTGGAATATTCCCGACATACGAGGATGCATACGCTGCTGAAGAACGAGAAATTTCAAAGCTAAAAGAAGCTGGAATCAAACTTTTCAACGTTGCGGGTGGTGGCCTCGGAGGCAAGGGCCGAAAATATAGCGATGAGCAACGCGAAAGATGGAAGCTTCTGCAGAAAGAAATTCAGAATACTCCCGAAGCTCTTGCTCGGGCAAAGGAAATTCATAATCGACCCGATGTCAAAGAAAGACACGCAGCTGCAGCTCGCCTCAACTGGGCTCGTCGGCGAATCGCCACGGGCACTCCAAAACCTGGAGATCATGAACTAGTGGAATCTAACCTAGTAAAGGTATAGAATATTCTGGGATGACCGTGGAAGGATGCAATGACTGTCTGGAGCCTCGGGAGGTGTGCACTTTCTGCCACCGGCCCAGGGCCAACGAGCACGATGAGGGCATTCACAACACAGGGGCCTGCGGGTGCGACGAAAGTCGAAGCCTGTGCTGGTTTTTGTGGAATGGCTACAAGTGTTTGCCTCTGAGCATCTACGATCCCAACAGCGACGAGAAGTAATGGCCTACAGCGAAAAAGTCATCGAACACGCCGAGAACCCACGCAACGTGGGAACTCTCGACAAGGACGATCCTAATGTGGGAACGGGCCTGGTCGGCGCGCCCGCCTGCGGCGACGTCATGCGGCTCCAGATCCGTGTGGAGGGCGGCATCATCGTCGATGCCAAGTTCAAGACTTTCGGTTGCGGTTCCGCCATCGCTGCCAGCTCGCTGGCCACCGAGATGATCAAGGGTAAGACCCTAGAAGAGGCAGAGAGCCTGAAGAATTCGACGCTGGTCGAAGAGCTCAACTTGCCGCCCGTCAAGATTCACTGTTCGATACTTGCGGAAGATGCGATTAAATCAGCGATTTCTGATTTTAGAAGGAAACAGGCTTTAAAATGATGCCAGCATCTCCTGGTTATGGTTCAGAATGGAAGACTGTAAAGGGCCCAAACGGTTCGAACGTTAGAATTTATACTCGCTGCTGTGATTGGTGCCATCAATCGTACGAAGGTCGAGGCGCTCGTTTTTGTGGAAAGAAATGTTCTGCTTTGTGGGGACGTTCAACGAAAGACTATTCGAACGCAAGTTTTCCTCGTGGGAAAGACAATCCGATTTTCAATCGAGTCCAAAACTTTTTCGAATCGTCTCTTGAAAAAAGAGTTCGATGCGTTCTTGATGAACTGAATATCGGTTATGTTCATCCGTATTGGGCCAATGCTCCAGGCTGGAAACAAAAGCAATATGATTTTTTCATTCCCGAATTCAATCTTTTGATCGAAGTTGATGGAGAGTATTGGCATTCTCTACAGGAGAATATCCAAAATGATCATTACAAAAACGATCTTGCAAAATTTCTTGATAAGAAGTTAATTCGTTTTCCAGAAAGAAATTTGACCGAGGACGCTATCAAGAGCGCCCTCGCCGACTTCAGAAGGAAGAGCAAGAGATGAACCGCTGTAAGAAGCATCGATGGATCACGACCGAGTTCATCGGAGATCCCGGCAGCTACGTTGCGCGCGTCAGGTCGACGTGTGACTGCGGCAAGATCAAAGAAAGGGCAGCGACCTGGGACGAACGCAACGCGGAAATCCTTCGACGCTCGTGCGGTGTCTGTGGTCTTCCAAAGTCCCTCCATCCGGTGGAAGACATCGATCCCCGGGATTGCATCTCCCTTCTAAGCAACCGACTCAAGGAACTGGAGAATCGACTAGAATCCCTCGAAAACTGGAGGAATTCCTGATGTATTACGAATCCCACATTACGGTCGAGCCCGTTTTCGATGAGCGTCTGGACAGATTCTCCGAACTGTGCGACGGGCGAGGGTTCAGACCCGCCAAACTCATGATGAAGAAGCGGAAAAGGACACACCCGAACGTAGCAAGTACGATTCGTTCTGCACGGGTCGAGACAAGGACTTCGATGCCTTGGCCGCTCGCATGCACGCTCTCGTGCAAGACCTGCAGGACAACGGTTTCGCCGTCTGGCGCTACAAGATAGAGCACGTGGTCCTCGATTGCAAATTATTCAAAGTCACCAAGTACTAGGAGAACGATCATGCCTTGTCGAGTCGATATTTGCCAACGCTGCAACGATTACCACTGCAAGTGTGGACAGCCCGAATTCGAAGCTCGCTTCCAGTTCGATTTCGAGGGAGCGTTGTGCGATGTGCTGTCGCTCCTGGAGGAGGAAAGTCCGAAGCTTCTCAAGAAAGTCGACCCCAAGACTCTGGAACGGTGGAAGGCTCACGAGACTGAGGAGACGGAAGAGATAAAGCGCAAGGCCCTTCTTAAGCTCTCTCACCGAGAGCGGCGAGTTTTGGGTATCAAGTGATTAAATGGACCGCGGGTTGGCAAGTTGCGAGACGCACGTCTTATAAACGTGTTTAGCCGGGGGCAGTACCCGGGCGGTCTACCATGAAAGTAGCAACTTGCAAAGCATGCTTCAAAGAAATTTTGATCGCCAAACGAGCCTCTATACGCAATTCGTTGTGCGAGTCGTGTCGAAAGACAAGAGGAGATTATCGTACTCGAAATGCATGCACGATTTGCGGTTCAAATTACGAGCTCAGCAAGAAAAATTATTGTGACACGTGTCGATTCAGAATCTATCAAGATAACGGACGGAGAAACGCAGCTAAGCAATCTCAAACGAAACGTTCCTGGTCAGAAATTGAGTTGGGTAAACTTTGTGAAGCTAGATTCAATAGAGTTACGTTCAACGATCCAACGTTTCCAAATGATCCGCCGACAGCGACGCATTGGGATGCTGACATTCTGATTCATGATTACAAGATAGCCGTGCTGTGGAACGGACCGTGGCATTATCGTAAGCTTAGAAGTAAACACAACCTCGAACAAGTACAATCTCGTGATCAGATCAAAATAGAACGTATTGTTGCTTTTGGATGGATGCCTCTCGTCATAAGAGACGAAGATGGCAAAAAGTCATTCTCAAAAGTCAAAGAAGCATTTGGAATGATACTGGAGAAAACGATGGAAAATCCGATGAGCTGGAACGTGTACCAAAAGGCGATCGCTTTCTATTCGTCCGACGTCGAACCCGGACTCGAGAAGAACATCGTCAACGGGCTGATCGCCGAAAAGCATCTGAAGCCCGAGCAGGAGAAGGCGGCGCTCGAAGTGATGAAGGACGCTATCAAGGAGTGCAAGCGCCAGCGCGCCGCCAAGATCTGCGGACTGAGCAACATCAGCATCATTTATTACGCGCTGAAGGAAGCCGGACTGCTGCCGTGACCTGGTGGTGGAAGACGCCGCACAATATCGAAATCTTTCGAAAGGCTCACGTCTTTCGTCCCGGAGACCCGGCTATCGTCAAGGGCTATTGCATCAACGATCATCCGGATCGTTGGATCGGCAGCACAGGCCAGTTCAGTGTTCCTGATTGGAGCCGGTGCTATGTCGTCGATATCGCCCGCCAGGGCTGTCCGGACGAATTCGTCAAGGTCGTCCTGACTGACAAACGCGGTCGGGTCGCTTCGGGCTGGGTGGGCCGCTGGACTCCGCAAGCTGGCAATTGCAACGTCTGGGAAAGCATCAAATACCTCGAGGAGCATCATGCTATCGCAACAGAACAAGGAACAGATCATCAAGCTAGTGGGAGAAGTGGGAGAAGAAATCAAGGACAAGATCCTGCCCACTCCCGAGATTCCGAACAGGAACGCCTTCGCACACATTTGGAGAGAGATCAAGCAGCATTTCGGCAAGAGCTACAAAGAGTGCGAGGACGCTGATATGCCCAAGATCCTCGAGATTATCGAGGAATACCGGCACAATCCGAGATAGTTAATAGCATGAAGATCAAGGTCGGGCAGCTGAGGGCTCTTATCAAAGAGGCTCTCATGGAGGCTTGGGGCGATGAAAATCTTGATGTGGGCGATTGGGTGAAGCTAGCCGACGGAACAGTCAGCGAGATCCTAAAGTTCGAAGAGAAGGAATACAAGGGTCAGAGCTACTGGCTCGTCACCATTCGTACGGTCGACGGCACACATCAGCAACGCGCCGATGTCATGTTGCAAGGAGCCAAGAGAGCCTCTCCCGAGGAGATCCAGCAGACACAATCTAAATGGGGATCCGAAAGAGAATGGATGGCAAAGCACATCGACACAAGCCGCGAAGGCACGTAAAGCGTACCAAGTCGGTCGACGATTACATCCGCCAGATCAAAAAGCTGGTAGAGGATTACGAAAAGTGCTTGGGCAACCTGTCCAAGCCGGTGGAGATGCCCGAGCAGCTCGAAAGAGCATATCGAGGCGTCGGCTTCCATGAATATGACGAAGAACCCTGTGCCGTTCGCAGTTTCATGCAGGCGCATCCCGACCACAAGGGTCCCATCTGGATCGCCTGTCCCTGTCGTCGATGCAGCGTCTGGTGCTAGACGATACGAGCTTCCTTGAAGGTGCAGGTCAGCATCAATTCAACCGTGCTCGACTTCTGATCTCGATCGAATCCCTGTAGCTTCATCTTCTTGATTTCGAATCCGTCCAGGACCCAAGTCGAGACGACTTGCATTTCCCCGCTTTCACCCTTCTCAGGGCTGAGCATGTAGAAGGCCGCCTTGCATTTGGTAGAATCGATGATGTATTTGCCGATCTTGGCTTCGAGACCCGAATCGGTGGGCAGTCGCAAGACGACGATCATGGCCTCCCCGTCGACCGGGACGAGCATATTTCCGTAGCTTCCCAAGCTCGGGAATTCGATGGCCTTGACGAGGTGCGATTCTGCGATCGTCTCGATCTCAAACAACCAGGCCGTGTCCTTGCGATAGGACTGCTTCTGATGTTCCTGCACGAGCTGTTCGTAACGTTTGCCTGTTTCGATCATGGTGTGTATATTATATGCCATGGACGTCGAAGTACAGCTTCCGTTTATCTTTGATGTAGAGAAGGATTTGCCCATGCGTGTCACCCTCTACCCGACGGGTCATTTGGCCGTCGGATTGGAGGAGTTCGTCAAAGAGCACGGTTTGTCGGCCGTACCGCCCGAGCTCGCGCTCGAGGTGCAGGCATATCTCAAAAAAGAGTACTCGGGCAAGGAGCTCAACGAGGACCACGGCAAGCGCATCTCGGAGGAGGTTGCTTGCATTGCGCGGGCGCATCTCAATAAAAAGAAGCCCAAGGGTAAGAAAAAAGTGTAAAACGGTCCAGGACCGTGATATATTAATTCTCTCTGGGGTGGTTGAGCAATTGGTGTGCTCGCCTGTCTGTAAAACAGGTCCCTTTGTGGTGAACTTGGGGGTTCGAATCCCTCCCACCCCACTAAAATGTTCTCGTTTGAGAAAGTTTGCGAAACCTGCAGACAACCCTTTCTCGTTCGAAAACCCAGTCGCGTCGAAAAAAGCAAGTACTGCAGTCGACGTTGCACAAATCAAAAAGCTAGAACGGGGTTGTCGTCGACTCCTTCGTCTCTTTGGGAACTAAGTTCTCGAACTGTTACGAAGATCTTAAAACGACTTGGCAAGGGTTGTTCTCGCTGCGGGTGGAACGAAGCAACTTGCGATCTTCACCACATTCGTGGTCGAAAGATCGCAAACGCTAATGATCACTCCAATCTTACATTACTTTGCCCGAATTGTCATCGTCTGGTTCACTGTGGTAAGGTTAAGATAGAAGTTCTAATTCCACTCGACCAATACATTGGAGAAGAGTGGAGAAAGTTTTACTACAAGCCATGAGAATCGCGGTTGCTGCCGTTACGGTCGCACTTCTCGCCATCAGCTGCTCCACTAAGCGGCCCATCGAGAGCCCACCTTTGCTACCCCCGCCGGGTGGCGACGGAAAGCTGGATGACTCGACCAGCAAGATCGACAAGGCTTGCTCTCCCGACCAACAGCATGTCGTCGGTGATTTTTGCCCGACTGTCGAGCAGACATGCGTCGAATGGCTCGACGCAGATACTTCTCCTTCCGCTAACGGCGGCATGGGACCCCTGCGCTGCGCGCGCTTCTCGTCCAGCAAGTGCACGTCCAAGACATGGGTGCATCTCGATTTCTGCATGGACACTTACGAGTGGCCCAACAAGAAGGGCGAGCTGCCTCCCATCGGCGGCACCTGGTACGATGCCAAGCAGCAGTGCGAAAGCATCGGCAAGCGCCTGTGCACCGCGCGCGAATGGACCTTTGCGTGCGAAGGGCCGGATGTCAAGCCCTATCCTTACGGAGATGGATTGCATCGGGACGACACGGCGTGCAACATCGACAAGCCGTCGATGGACCCGAGCACTCCTCGTTCCGAATGGCCGCAGCACTATCGAGCCGTCCCGTCGGGGCAGATGGATCGCTGCGTCTCGTGGGCGGGTGTCCACGACATGACGGGCAACGTCGACGAGTGGGTCAATAATGTGGGCGGACGCTCCGACGGAGATCCCTACTTTAGCGGCCTGAAGGGTGGTTACTGGGGTCCAGTGCGCACTCGTTGTCGTCCCATGACGACCGTGCACGGCCCGGGCTTCTCGTTCTACCAGATTGGGTTTCGCTGTTGCTCCGACAGCCAAAAGCAATAAGCTTCATCGAGTCGGCCGACAAGTGGCAGGATTCTCGATTTCGACTCCCTTCCCGGGGTGACCTCATCGTCATCTCGGGCGGCGGCATTTCTACCTTTCAGGCTTCTCCCATCGCTGAGAAACTGCACGCCTGGAAGGACGTCTGGTACGAGGAGGGAACTTACTTTATCGTGCTAGAAGTGATACCACACCGCACGATCGTCCCTTCCGAAAAGGGAGCCATGTGGCACGTCGTCCACGGCAGCCGAGATTACCTGCTCTATACCAGCTTCGTACGCTGGAAGCTCGTCAAGTGATCACTTGACGCCGAGAGAACCCTTGGCCGAGGTAGCGAACTGGATCATCTTATCGAGCCAACGCAAAGCTTCCTTCGTATTGGCCTGCTCCATATTCTGCTGCACTCGATTGGCGGCATCGACGGCCATGTTGACGTCAGCCTTGAACTTATTGAGGGCTCCCTTCTGCGGGAGAGCGGCAGAAGCAGGCCCCGCCGGCTTTTTAGCCGCGGCCGGGAGAGGAGGCGGAGTTCCCTTAGGACGCTGCTGGCCGCCTTGCGGACCGACGTTGAGAAGACCGCGCGCCTTAGGATCCATCTCATACTCGCTAATGACTTCCTGAATCAGGGCTCGGAGATCCTTCAGATCGATCTTCATACAGACTAACTATTCATGTCTAACCTGATCTTTTGCGATACGGCACACCCGGGCGATCTTATCGGAGTCGTCGCGAAGTCATGCGGATTGCGCGTGCGCGCCCGCCCTGCTCACGTATGCGACGACTTCATCCGCGTGTCTCCGCTTAGCGTAGGCGTCGTCGTGTCGGAAAAAAGTAGAAAGTCCCGTCACGGTGGATATAATTGGTATAGGATGGTCCTTCTAGATTATTCTGAGGGCCGCCTGGTGACCGGATGGGTCTGCGCAAACACCTCAGGACTGGTCATGACCGTCCTCAGCAAAGGAGATCGATGATGAAGCTGCTTGAAGAAGGTTCGATGGTCGAGGTCATTGCCGAGGAGTACAAGGAGAAGATGGCCGGCATCGTGGGAACGATCGTCGAGCGTCTCATCCCGGATGAGAAGACCAATGAGACGGGAGAGGTGACCGTCTATCGAGTCGAGTTCTTCACCCATCGTCACAAGCTGCCCGACAACATCCCGCGGTACTGGCCCGTGTGCGATCTCAAGGAGATCCGTTGAGCACGGGCGACCCATATTGCGGCGTCTGCGGCGGCATGTTGCCGTGCGCATGTTACACGAGGATCGGCGGAGTGGGCGGCGTGCAGGTTCAACCCGCGGCGCAGCCTGTTTGGATAGGTCCCAACACGAATCCGCCCTACCCATACACGATGCCTGTCAGCAATCCGCCGCCGCAGCATTTCACGCTCGACGGCAACGCTTTTCTCAATAATTGGACCAACTCGATCGGAGTGACAGTCCGGAGGCACTCTCCTTACAAGTCGGGTCAGCTAGTCATGGTCAATTGGGCCCTCATCGAGGGGACAGACGCTCTTCTTTACGAGGAGCCCGTTTCGATTCCTATGCCGACGACCAACGTCATTTCCGTCGGCACGCGTAAGCAGTTGCATCTTTTCAAAGGACGCGAGGCCCTTATCGTGCTCGAGGATGCCAACGACTTCGCTGCCGAGGTCAAGGTCGCTTACGGAGAGAAGATCGGTTGGGTCAACGCGTACTTACTTCTGCCCATCGAGGAAGAAGATGTCAGACGATTGGGAGCTCGGCGGAGAGCTTCGACAAAAAAGACAGCTGCTCGGACGCTTGGTCACGTGGAACCTGGTGACGAGGCTGTCGACCGACATAGCCGGAAGGCTCGGTCCCGTCGTCGTTAAAGGAGACGTCGGCATCATAGTCGATGTTCAACCTGGGCCGTCGCGCTCGACGATGCATTCCGAGCATCGAATCTGGATCAGAGTCCAAGTGGGAGAATCCACGGGCTGGCTCGATACCGAGATCGATGATTGGCAATTGTTGCCTGAAGCATAATCCGATTTTATCGCTTGTTGCGGATGTTGAATGATTGTAGTACCGTGTTGAGGTACTTATGATCATGTCCAAAGAAGCGATGGCTGGTAAGAAAGACGCACCCAAACCCAGGACCGAGTTCCAGATCTACATCGACTGGAAGACTACGCGTTACTCCAATGTCATCGACTTTACGGAGCAGCGTCTATTGAAATTGGCGAAGAAGGCGAAGGATCCCGCTCTCAAGTCGAGGATCCTCGAGCTGATCGACGCCTACAAACAGCACAAGGTCGCTGTCGCCTGGCAAGAAGGCGAACCCGCCTGGACGACGATTAGCAAAGGTTGAGTACATCCGATGAAATGATGCTTATAATCGCATCATGCTCGGAGAAGAACCTAAGAAGCTTTCCACCACTGTCCTGTTCGCGGATGACGCTATCAAGCGCATCAAGAAGGGTCTAGACATCGCCGCTGATGCGGTAGGATGTACGATGGGGCCCAAAGGGAAATGCGTCGTCATTCAAAAAGACGAAGAGGCTCCGCTCGTCACCAAAGACGGAGTCACTGTTAGCAAGTCCATCAAGCTCAAGGATCCCGTAGAGAGGATCGGAGCTGATTTGCTCAAGGAGGCCGCCGGTCGAACTAACGACACGGCCGGCGACGGCACCACGACAGCCACTGTCCTAACGGCGGCTTTGGTCCATTCAGGACTTAAAGCGACGTCGGGCGGGCATGATCGAGTCGAGGTCCGCAAAGGCATGCAGTGGGCCGTCGACAAGGTGATCGATCATCTCAAGAAGAATTCTCGTCCTGTCGAAAAGAAGGAAGAGATCGTCCAGGTCGGTACCATCTCAGCCAACGGCGACAAGCAGATCGGTGAGATGATCGCCGATGCCATGGAAAAAGTCGGACGCGATGGAGTCGTGACTGTCGAGGAAGCGACAGGCCTGACGACATCCTGCGAGGTGGTCGAAGGCATGCAGCTAGAGCGTGGCTATATCAGCCCGATGTTCGTCACCAACGGCGACAAGATGAATGCCACGTACACCGATTGCATGGTGCTAGTGACCGACAGAAAGCTCAGCACTCTGAGAGATCTGGTCCCTATCCTCGAGGGCGTCAATCGGGCGCAGAAGGCGTTGCTTGTCATCTCGGATGAATTGGAAGGCGACGCACTGCATGGTCTCATCGTCAACAAGCTGCAGGGAGCTCTCAAGGTGGTCGCCATCAAGGCGCCCGCTTTCGGAGCCATTCGAGAGGAACTGCTGGGAGATATCTGCGCGCTGACGGGAGCCACGCTACTCTCGGACAAGACAGGTATGTCCATCGACAAGGCGACGATCCAGCAGTTGGGCAAGGCAGCCAAGGTCGTCGTCGATGCCAAGAGCACGACCATCGTCGGAACGGGAGCCACGGCTGAAGCTGTGAAGCAGCGAGCCGCTGACCTCAAGACGCAAATGGAAGATAATCGGCTGTCGGAGGATGAAAAAGCCGTCCTCAAGAAGAGATTGGCCAAGCTGGCAGCGGGCGTCGCTATCATCCGAGTGGGAGGCTCGACGGAAGTCGAGATGAAAGAACGAAAGTATCGCATCGAAGATGCACTGAGCGCTACCCAGTCGGCCATCGAAGAAGGCATCCTGCCGGGTGGCGGCACCGCTCTTTACGACGCCCGTCAGGAGCTGACGGCCGAGTTGACTGAACACGGCGACAGCGCCTGGGCCGCCGGCATCCGCGCGGTAGAAGATGCATGCTTGACGCCGCTACGTCGTATCTGTAAGAATGCGGGTACTAGCCCAGATGTCGTCATCGATAAGCTCGATAGGCAACAGGCTATGTCGGACATCCAGCATCCGGGGTGGGATGCCGCCAAGGAAGAGATCGTCGATATGTACATGGCAGGCATCGTCGATCCCACCAAGGTGACGAGGATCGCTCTGGAAAACGCATGTTCCGTCGCTACCACTCTCCTCAGTCTCGATGCAGTAGTTGTCGAAGAGTGACCCACTTATATAAGTGAGCAGACTTCTCAAGTAGTTCATTCTCGAGGCTCTGAGAGAGTACGAAGAAGAAGATCCAAGATCCTATGTCGGAGTCAAGGGTCGTCCGGTCACATTGCGGGCCGGCGACCCCAAAGCGGATATCCTCGAACCCGCGATCTATGACATGATTGCCAAATCGTCCGAACCCATCGGCGGGCATGCCAAGATATCGTCGCCTAAAAACGTCGGTAACGAATATCCCGAATGGGTGGTAGCTGACGTGGGCGACGATTCGGATGCTCGGACGTCGCCCACGTCGGTCAACAGGCTCCAGCGGGCGGTCATAAGATCGGCGCTACGGCAACGGACGGGACGGCCAAGGCCAAGTCCTACATGAACACCCTCAAGAAGCGACTCTTCGACCAAGATTGGTGGGGAGAAGTATCGGGCGCGCCCGCTCACATCGTCATCAATAAGCTCGGAGTCAAGCCCGTCACCGATCAAAAGACGGTAGAGCGCTTGCTCGGCAAAAGAGTCAAATGGTATGGCCAACATCCCGAAGGGAAATTCCCGGGGATCGACGGCTGGTACTCTCGTGACATCGGCGGACACGAGCACGTCAAGATCATCGTCGGTTCGGTGTCCTAAGCGCGCTGGACGATGGATATCTCATTAGCGTCCGTAAAAGTGACGTCATGTTTGCGACACCAAAGGACGTCGACGAAACCCACTTCCTTGCCGACAGTATCGATGACGATGCCTACCTCATCGTAATCGGGATGGTTCAGAATGTCATACAATTTCTGCACCAGGTTGGTTTTACCCAACTGTCGCCCGGCAGCAATCATAGCGGCTCGGTTGTCTCTCTTTTCAAACCGGACGCTCGATCGGATGACGACCAAATCTCCTGGTTCCAGGTCCTCCGCCTTGGGTTCCAGTACCTCTAGGTCACTCTCAGAATAATCTAAAACCGGACTACCGTGTTGCATATGATCCGTGACGGTCGATTTTTCAGATGGTGCTTCAAGTTATACATCTGACCATTGTGATCGAAAAACAGTAGATCGTCGATGGCATTATAGCCGACGAAATTTCCCCACAGGACAGGGTATTTGGCCTGGGTCGAATAATTGACCTCGAGGTCCGTCAAAAGTATCCCAACCTGCTCTCGAGGCAAACGAAAATCAGTAACACTGGGCCATCCTTCGTACAAACGAAATCTGCTCGTTCGATACCGAACGAGCAGGCCCATGACGCTAATTCCCTTTTTCACTGCCTCTTGACGACGACGATATCGAAGGGTGGTGCCACACCGGCGTTATGCTCGGCCGAGACGGAAAGAGCCTCGAGGGCGCGCTTGCGCGGATCCGAGATTTTCTTGGTCGACCTGAGGGATCCCAGGGCGGCTTCGCCGCCCGAACCCACGGCGTCGAAACCGTGAGCCGCCTCGACCAGCTGGAAGTTGGCCTCGAGCTGGTATAGATGACCCTTGTAACCGATGAGCATCGCTCCGTGATAATACTGCTGGCCGTTGTGCTCTTCCGTGCACTCGAGACGCTTCAGACCTTCACGAATGGCCGGAATAGCATGGCTCACCAACCAAGCTTTGCCGTTGCCGCCCGTCGTATCCTCGGGCAGCTCGATGCCGTACTGCACAGCGTCGATCACCTTGGGCAAGCCACAGATACCGAAACCGATATTGCCCTTGAGAAAGACCTTGGGATCCTTAATGAGGACCCGGTTGAGTCCCCCGTCCGTAGCGGCTCGGTCGCCGCCCAGATAGACGTCACCCTTGTGTGCAATACCACAAATACAAGTCATGATGATTTCTCCTTACAATTTCTTTTGTCGTGTCCTGTAACGTTACAAACGGAGCATTTTCTGAATTCTTTGAGCTGCGAGATTCTCTGTTTCTCGCTCCACTCTTTTGTTCGAATTGGCATTTTCATTCCCATATGAGATGCCAACATTTTTCTCTTGATCTCTTCACTAAGTTTTTGACCGCAATTCCACGGAATTCTGCCTTTGAGGGACTCACTTCTTTTTTGATTTGCGTCCTTCGAAACGAAGCCTCCGTAGCCTCCAGGAGTGAGATTATAGAGCTTGACGCCCATCGATTTGAGATAACTAATCCAGTCTCTTTCGCCGTCCAGGGCTTCTGCTTCTGAAAAATATTCTTCTACGACATGAAGCTGCCAGCACTCGTGACCTGTTTTCTTCATTGTGCCGTAGAGGTATGAAGCATAACATCTCTTGTTGGTAAGATGGTATACACCGCAGTGATTTTTGAATCGAGCTACAGGGTCGTTAGCCTTCCCAACATAGCGTGCATTCGTCTCAGAGCAGTTTTCTAAAATGTAGACGAAAGAACTCATTCTCCTTGTTGATATCTAGGAAGGGCGAACCATGTCTTGACTCCCTTCACTTTGAGAATCTGATAAACTCGATCGCCAATCCGGCGATCTTCTTGATGAATTGTTCGACGCCAATCGACGCACGGGTAAAGAAGGTACGGATCGCGGATCCCCACCCACTCTTCTCGAGCGCGGTTCCAGATGTAGACTGGGAATTCTCCTCGCATGGTTCTTCTCCTATTTCGACATCGAGCTTGATTTCTTCGATATCCTTGCCGTATTTGAAGATGCCGCCATGGGGGACAGGCATCGGTTGCACGTTGAAAAGTTGCTTGCCGAGTTGTGAGTAGTTGACATGTTGTACCGCCGGAAAAGTGACGCTCTTGAAGAAGTCGAGGTCGTTAGGCGGCGCCGAACTCCATTCGACGAAATAAATCTTTGGCAGATTGAAAGAATCCTTTGCCGGCTCGATGCCGGCATTCTTTTGCATCCGCCCCAATGCTTCTTTGAAAGATCGAATGGCATCACCCATCGGATCATCTTCGATACGAGAGACGAAACCGATCGTCGTGTCAGGATGAGAAGAGTGCTTGACAACGGTGGAGACCGTCAGATCCTTGCCGGCATCTTCAGGGAAGTAGGGAATCAGTTCCCCGTCGCGGTAATACTTCTCTTTGTCAGTCATTTGATTTCAGCGCTGGCATCGATGCCATGGAACGAGATGAGATCATCAGCTATTTCGGCCGTCCATTTTGCATCGAGTTTGCGAGACTTTGCCCTGATCTCGGTCATCTCGATAGTCGACGGACCGTGTTAACACGGTCCGCCAGCCTCTTCGAACTTGGTGCAGACGATCGTGCCGACAGCGTCATCGCTACTGATGTGTCGAACGAGATCACCGGGAGCAAATTCCCAACTCTCTCGATTCGATTCGAAATGCTTGAGCTTAGCTCTAGCATACCAACCTCGACGCGCTTTAAAAGCGGGCAATGATATCTCTCCGCAGGGATTGAAGACGTAGCTGGGTTCGAAGAATTGGCTGCTCATGAAAAGCTGCAGACTTCTCCATGAACCTTGAAGGTCCTGATGGGATTGCCCGTCCTGCCACGAGAGCCCTTGCCGTGATCGATCTTGGCTTCGATACTGACGATCTCCCATTGCGGAAGGATGACAGCATGCAAGAAACGACCGAAGCACGCCCCTCCGTCGATGCCGCAGACCTTGTCGGTCAGCAGCGGTTTGTCGAGGACTGAATGCCCGAAGATGATGCGCTCGGGCCCGTCCCAAAAGTTAGTCCAGAACTGCCAACCCTCGTCTTTGGGAGCCTGGCTGGGCCACATCGACTTGTAGTTATGAGTGGGATTGCCCCATTTATCGTAGGGTTGGATCATCTGAATGTGCAGCAGGTGCTGCGGGTCCTGAGCCTCGAGAGGCCGACCTGGATAACAACCAGCATGCACCACTGCCGCGTTATGCTCAGGAATTCTCAGATAGAGAGGCATCTGCTTCATGAAATCGTAGTGGTGATCTTTGAGCTGGGATCGAGTAGCGATGTGGGTCGGAATGACGCAATGCGGATCCCAACCTTGCTCGTCTCTATGGCGATATTGCAGATGCTTCTCTTCGTGATTGCCGAGGACGGTCGAGGGCTTGCCCTGCAATTCTTGCCGACGAATGGCTAGATCGATGCACTTGTCGTTGTCCGGACCCCGATCGATGAGATCTCCCGCAAAGATGACCCAATCGTCCTTAGTCGCTTTGCACTTATCCAGTAGTTGAACGGTTTCGTCGTATATGTCCTGGAGATCTCCCACTACGATTACTCTGCTCATTTGGTCTCTATTTTTTCTTTGAGCTCTTCCAAAGAAGGAGCTCCGACGAGCGGTCCAAAAGGGGAATCTTGGAAAATTCTTCCTCGATGATTGTCATCAGATCACCGATCTTTGTGTAACCTCCTTCGCAGAATTTGTTGATAGAAGCATTGAGAGCGACCTTGACGTCGCTCTGACGGCAGAGTAGATCGTCACTCATCAGTTTAGACTCGATGGACGGGACCAGATCTTGCCCTCGTCATCGCCCCAGACTCGACTCATGCCGTATTCACCCCAATCGAGGATGATCTTCCAGCGATGTTGAGTCTCATCCCAAAAGGCGTTATCGACGACGGCCTTCTCGGGCCGGCCCATAACGATGATTCTTTCTCCCAATTTGACGGGACATTGCTTCGGATTCATTTTTCTTCTCCATCTTGGCTGCGCACTCGGCGCAGACGGTCACAGAAATGGGTCGACAGGTTTCCATGTCACAGGAAGCGTAGCAAAAGCTATCGCCGCCCGGGCCCATGTAGCTCTTGGTGTAGATGGTTCGATGAAAAGTAGACTGCTTGCGCTTCAAGCACTTTTGGCAAGTGCATTGAATATCAAGCGTTTCCTTTTTCTGGCTGCCATCTCTCTTCTCCTGCATGATCCATCGCCAAACATTGGCGAGGACTCCATCTTCGGGTGGAGTTTCGTCAAAATCCTTTTCGAAGAACATCCGATCGCATGCGTCAGCATAGTCTCCGATCCCGTGACACTCTTTTAGATGGCTCCAGCCACCTGCTAGGTAATCTAAACTAAACTTGAATATTCGTTCAGCCCGTCGATTGCCAAAACCAAGGGGAGAAATCAGATCGATTATGTCAGATCTGGCTTCCCATTCGTACGCCCAGATGTAGTGTTCGGGAGTCGGATATCGGGCAAAAAACTTATGGACGATGGGTTCGGCTGTCTTTCTCTGCGTGCAATTGAGAAACATGCAGATGACAGCCATTTTCCATCGATCGGGGTAATACTGCTCCTGCAGGAGATTGTGAGGTGTCCGCGGGGGATCCCACTCAATCTTCATCGTCATCCTCGTCATCGTCATCGTCGATTTCGACATCGATGGAACCATCGTCGGGCTCGTCCTCGGAGGTGGCCCACAGGCCGTACTTATCGAGCTCCTTGACACGAGCCTGCAGTTCCTTCATGGAAGCGATAGCATCCTTTTCGTTCATGAACTTGCGGCGGATGACAAGCTCCTGCACGTAGACGATGGGCCAGAACTTGACCTGGTCGTACAGGTGATCGTTTTCGGGTCCCAGCTCAGCTCGGATGACTTCTTCTTCGAGGTGCTTGAATTCGTTGAGCTCGTCGAAACGACCCGGGCGGAGCATAGCGTCTCCTAGCTCGGACTTGTCGTTGACGGTCGCCGCCAGGAGCTTGACGGTGCGCTTCAGGTCATCCATCATTTCCAGGAGGTGGTGGATCATGGGAGCGCGATCCAAGTCATCCATGATGATGGAATCAGGCTTGAAAATCTGGATGATCTCGTGCACCAGGCTGCTGTCGAGGTCGGCGATGTCCTCGACCCGAATGCGGAGAGTCCTGAGATTGAGGAGATGAGCCACCATACGAACGAGGGTGCTCTTGCCCGTACCGGGCGGCCCGTAGTAGAGCTGCGAACGATTGACACCGGCTTCGAAGCAGCGTCGCAAGTACTCAGCCATGCTTTCAGCCTTCTTCGAACGAAGAGGGGGAATCTTGTTATCGACTTCGAGCTCGATCTTGCCTTCAAAGTCTTTGCCGCGTGCCTTCCGTACGAGAAGCGGTTTGTCCCCGTACTTCTTCCAGAGAAGCTCACAGATGATGCGCCGCGCCCTATTGGTCTCCTCGGAACGACACCAGATGTCGTCGGCACCCATCTTACCTTCCTCGGCGATCCATCCGAATTCGCACTCGTCGATCTCGACGATTCGCACCATGGACGTCTTGTCAGAGGTCTTGATGGTGCGGAATTCGTGGTCTCGCAGGAGATCGAGAATGATGAGGCTCATCTCCGTCGGAAAGACAGTGTCCCAACCGCCCCAGAAGTAATCAGACGCGCCCGGAATCTCACGCGTCAGGAGGACCTGGGCGATCTTCATCGATTCCTTGGCGACGTTCCAAATCGTAGGTTTCTCGATGATCTTATGGGCCGAATCGAAGACGTCATGGGCCATCTGCAACAGATCGTGCCCGTTGTTGATGACGTCCTGGATGCTGTAATTCCTGAGGAATTTGATCGCCATTCTATCTACCTTTGATTTCGTTCTGAGCTTGCGTCGCGAAGTCCATGGTTTGCTCATTTTTGCCTCGCCGGGGACCAGTGAATGGTTCGTCCCGTCGAGTCCTTTTGAGACTTGACAGGATTGCCCTCGGCATCGACCGAGCGCCCATAGACCTTCATCTCAAAGACGCCTTTGTCTCCTGTGGGAGTGGCGTAGGTGTGTATCGTAGCTCCTTGGCTCGCTAGACTTTCTTGCATGACCTGCGTGATATTGTCGCACAACCGGCGATAGGCGACAATGTCAAGCTCTCCTGCCTTGGTCCAGGGATCGAGCTCGGAGCGCCAGAGCGCTTCGGCGCGGATGTAATTGCCGACACCCGCGAAGATTCGCTGATTCATCAGGATCTCGCAGATCGGATCCGTCTTTCTTGAATCCTTCGATAGGATGAGATCTCGAATCTTTTGGGGATCGAGCTGCGCCTGCAGGGGATCGTATCCCAACGACTTGAGTTTGCGAGAAATTTCCTTGCGATTGAAAACGAATTTGATAGTGCCGAAGTGGCGCGGGTCGACGAAGGACAGGACTTTGTACTCTCCGCTTGAGTTGGTGAATCCGATGAAGAAGCCCGCGTGCTTAGTGTCTGCGGCGGACACGGGCATCCACTGCGCCGACATGCCGTACGTGCACATCATGAAAGCCGACTTGCCTTCGCAATCGAACTCCCACCACATGAACTTGCCTTTGACATTGACCGCAGTCAGGCGCGGCGGCATGACCACTGTCTGCGACATCGGGTCGATCATCTTACGAAATCGCTCGTAACCATCGGGAGCCAGAAATCTCCAGCGGCCCTTGTCGGTCGGGCGAGCGGAAAACACGTACCACCCGACGTAATTCTCAGAGAGAAACTTGGCGGCGAGCGCGAGTTCAGGACCTTCCGGGATTGTCTCACCCTCCTAGGTCCGATCAGGACCCACAGACATAATGTAATACATCATGACCGTTCTTTACATAGAGTTGCACAAGTGGCCGAGTTGCCGAAGACTTCATCTAAAATGCGATTCGCAGATTAGCGAAAAGTGTTTGAAACATTGATCAACGAGACATATCGTCTATAACGAAAAGAATCATTCTCACACGTGTCGAAATTGCATTCGAAAAATAAATTCCTCAAAAGCTGGAAAAGCCGGAGGGAGAGCCGCAGTACAAAGTGGGCAGATAAGCGAATTGATTCAAATCGCTGCAGATCCTGCAGTTAGAAAGAAGGCCTATTTGACGGCTCGAAGAAAAGGTTTAAGAGCATTTACTTCAAAAATAGACGACGTCTTTTCTCATTGTCTAGAGTGGTTTGGAGAAGTCAAACGACGGCAAAAACTGTAACGTCGATCTCTACATCCCTTCAATTGATACTTTTATCGAAGTTGATGGGAAATATCGGCACGGTCTAGACCGATCTTATAACGAACTTTCACCTGAAAGTCGTAGTGGAAACTGGCAATTGATAAAAGAAAAGCTAAAATGAGACCGAATTGCCGCACCCGCAGGAGCTTTTGACTTGCGGATTATTGAATTTGAAGCCTTCGCGAATCGCGCCGTCCGACATCCAGTCGACTTCAGCTTCAGATACGTACTGATAGGAGATCGGATCAACGACGACGGTAAACTCTCCCATCTCATAAACTTCGTCGCTATCCGGGTCGTACATCTCCTGGCTGTCCAGGAACGCCATGTCGTATTGGAAGCCCGCGCACCCGCCCCCCAAAACCTTGATTCGCACGATGGGATCGACGATTTTTTCGGCGCCGGCGATTTCGACGATCTTGTCCTTTGCTTTCTGCGTGAAGAGCATGACCTTTCTCCTTGTCATCCCATTTGAAAACGAAGCGTGAGCGACCGTCGATATCGAATGTCGCCAGCTCCAGCTCTTTGTGGGTCTCTAGATCGAAAACGAAACATATGTCAGCTAATTCATCTACGCAGTCGGTTCGACTGTCTATGTTATGATCGCTGACAAAGTTGGTCTCTATCATTCTCGTACCCGGTTGCGGGTAAGTTACTTTGATGCGAACAAGAGGATAACTGACGCCTTGCCTAATAGCAAGGTCTTGGATGGCCGCGGAGGCCCTGTCTGTTACTTTCATACTTTGTATCGAGGATTATCTACGACACCCTCTTCAGAGAGGTATCGGCAAAGATCCTTGTCTTTCAGGATCTCTTGGATCGTCGTGGCGTTGCCATCGACGTAAGCTACATTGTCGACCAATCTAATTCCGTGGGAATAATCAGCGTATGTCTCTTCGTGAGAAGAGCCGTTGACTCCCGGACCCTGGATGGCCTTGCCGTTTTTCTGGTGCCAGCCGTAGATGGCGACCTTTTTGGTATTGACGAAGGTTTTGGCAGTGACGACGACGTCTTTTTTGTGGCCCGCGACGAGGGTTCCTAGGACGAAGGATTGCTCTTTGCCCAATTGCTTTTGGATGGCATCATTCGACCTCAAAAACCATTCGATGGTAGTCATCGCTGCTGTCGGCGGTAGGGGAAACGGGCTAAGTTTGATGGGTGCCGCTTTCCAAATCAGATCCACTATCTTTTTTGTAGGCAGCGTACAGTCCCAGGCATCAGCGATTTGCTGAGCAGACAGCGGATTGAGGGGCATTCGAACGTAATCGTCGTCCGTGCCGACACACAGATAATCCGGAGCGACTGCGATGGTTATCGTGTGCTTGTCATCTCCCACTTCGAGTGGGACGAAATTTCTAAGGAAGTCGGGCACATTGCTGCCCGTCAAGAATTCGTCTAAGAGAGCCTTCTCCCTGACGGGATCCAGCTTCTTGGAAGGAAGATTTTTGCAGAACTCTTGACCGGCAGCAACGAAAGGATTGCGATCAGGAATCAGCATCTTTGGAAACGTCTTCCTGCATCTCGTGGAGCATCGTTCGAACCGATGATCCTTCTTCTACTTGCTTCTTCTTCTTTTTGGGAGCCGGCCCAGGCGCCTCTTCTGTTTTGGCGATCGGAAGCGGCTCTGGCGCCGGTTGGGGCGGAGGCGGCTTGGGGCGATATCCGTGCCAAGGAGTGTCCCAAGGCACGGACGCCGGCGGAATCATTCCCATTTCTTCGCACTTTTTACGCAAGTGCATCAGAGATCCTAGCTGGTTCTCGATGACCCACTCGTTCAGCGTCTGGTTACGACGCTGCAGATATCCTTCGAGAGTGGGCTGAACCCATCCCGGCTTTTGCTTTTTGCTTGCCATTCTTTTAATTATCAGCGTAGAATACCGTTTGTAGCATGTCGGAGATGGCTGACTGGAAGCGCGCATCGCACGCGATCGCAGAAAGCTTCGCTTCGGTAGGCTCGATGCCGAATTTTTCGGCGTAAGCCCGAGCGAACTTGTTCATGATGCGCAACACATGGTTGCGTGCCGAAGTGTGATTCATCTTCCAACCCACTTCAGTCATGGCCTGAGAGATCATCCTGTAGTCTGCGCCGTCGTCTTCGAAGACCGTAGCGTACGTCTTCTTTTCAACCACTTTCTGTTTCATGATCACTCCAGTCCTTTGCGCTCGAGCATGACTCCTTCGAGCTCTTTCTCAGTGATGGGATACGTTCGGTGATCGGTGGGATCTTCGATCAAGCCGAAGCGCAGGCGAAGAATCGCGGCTTCCTTGGGAGAAAGCTCGGCCATGACCTCTCGCATAATATCCAAGAGCTCGCGCTTCATGACGAGACCAAAGGGATCTCCCGTCGGCCCGTCGTCAGGGATAGTGTCTCCGAGAGCCGTCTTGTCATCTCCCGTCGGATTGATGGGATCGTGCAAGGATCTCGTCTGACGGCAGGATTCGAGCGTGGCTCGAACTACCTTCTGGGAAGCACCCGTCAGTTCGGCCAACTCCTCGATCGAGGGATCAGAATTGAATACCTTCTTGTATTCCTCGGTGGCGGAGATGAGCTTCTTTTGCACGCCCAGGGCGTGGGCGGGCATGCGAATGGTGCGCTTGCGCTTCATGACGTGCTGGCCAATGGCCTGCTTGACCCACCACGAGGCGTAAGTCGAGAAACGGAAGCCACGCTTCCAGTCGTACTTGTCGACGGACTTGATGAGTCCGAGGTTTCCCTCCTGCACCAAATCCTCGAAAGGCAGACCGCTATTCTTGTAGACCTTGGCGATAGAGACGACGAGCCGCAGGTTGGACTCGATGATCTTCTTCTTGGCCTTGACATCACCTTCAGCGTTGTACTTCTGAAAGAGTGCAACGCTCTCATCGTGAGAGAGCAGCGGGTAGCGGGAGATGTCCCGAAGGTAAGCGGCGACCACGTTGCTCTGGGCGACGGCGCTGTCTTTCTTAATTTTCACTTCAGTTTGTTTTTGCATCGACGATTACTTCCGCTCCGAGGTTGGCAAGCCACTTGCTGTGGGCTTGTCGGCGTGAATTCCTGATGTCCAGCTCTCGCTGGACATAGCAGATCTCGACTTCGATGGGAGTGACATCCTTGCCACGCATCGAGAGGACGTTCTCTCGATCCCGTTCCAAAGTCATATAGAGACCCATGAGATCGTCGTCCGTCATCCACGCGAGCTGATCGATCGTGTGCAGCCTGACCTCAGACTTAAACAGCTTCCTCATATTCTTTTTATCCTTTTCCCGGCCCATATTACACACAC